TGATACTTTTTGGACACTAATTAGAGCCAGAAACGAACTGTTTCCGGTTCTTTTTTTATGCAAAAATATAATCAGAAAGGCGGTGCATAAGATGGCATTATATAACAATCCTTATCAATATAGTTTTGGCGTTCCTGGGCAGATGAACCAGTTCCAGCAACAGCCTGTCCAGATGACAGCTCAACCAGTACAACAGCAGCAGAACAATAATGGCATTCTGTGGGTATCTGGTGAAGTCGGCGCAAAATCCTATCTGGTAGCACCCGGGACAAGCGTTTTACTGATGGACAGTGAGAGCGAAAAGTTCTACATAAAATCTACAGACGTTTCTGGTATGCCGCAGCCATTACGGACGTTTGAGTATCACGAGGTAGGCACTCAGATGCCACCTAAACAGCCTGCTCAGAGCATGGATAATAAATATGTTACTCGACAGGAATACGACGATTTAAAGGGCAAATACGAAGCTATCATAAACCGATTAAATTCTTTTTCTGAACCTGTTAGGGCTAATACCGCACAGGAATCAGCGACCAAGGGAGGAAACGCAGATGAGTAATCCATTATTCAATGTCCTCGGTGGTGGGATGCCACAGGGAAACGGACCAATGCAGATGATACAGCAGTTTATGCAGTTTAAACAGAATTTTAAGGGAGATCCGAAAGCAGAAGTCGAGAAAATGTTGCAGTCTGGAAAGATTTCTCAACAGCAGCTCAATCAAGTTCAACAGATGGCAGGGCAATTTCAGCACATGTTGAAAGGAATGAAATAGTACATTACAATCTGGCCAGATTGATGTAAATACACAAAAAGGAGATTATATTATGGATGGAAATTTAACAGCATCAGACGTTGCTCTTTTGACCGGGAACAACAGAAATGATGGAATGTTTGGCGGAGATGGCGCATGGTGGCTTATCGTGCTTTTCTTGTTCGCATTTTGCGGATGGGGAAACAACGGCTGGGGCAATAATGGAAACGGCGGCGGATATGTAGCCACAGCAGCTACTCAGGCAGATATTCAGAGAGGATTTGATAATTCCGCAGTAATCAGCAAACTTGACGGAATCAACAGTGGCCTCTGTGATGGCTTCTACGCCATGAACAATGGTATGCTTACCGGATTCAATGGAATCAATACAAACATCATGCAGACCGGCTTTGGCATCCAGCAGGCTATCAATGCCGATACTGTAGCTAATATGCAGAATACAAACGCGCTCCAGGCACAGCTTGCAAACTGCTGCTGTGAAACCAGAGAAGCGATCCAGGGCGTGAACTACAATATGGCACAGAATACCTGTGCATTGCAGAACACCATGAACAGTAACACAAGAGACATTATTGACAGTCAGAATGCAGGAACAAGAGCAATCCTTGATTACCTGTGCAACGAGAAGATATCCAATCTCCAGGCTGAAAACAATGACCTCAGACGCGCCGCTTCTCAGGATCGCCAGAGTGCGTTGCTCACAACCGCAATGGCTTCACAGACACAGCAGCTCATTAACGCAATTAATCCGGCACCGATTCCGGCATATCAGGTTCCTAACCCAAACACATATTACGGATGTGGATGCAACACTGGATGTAATTGCTGATAACTTCATATCGAGAGTATCTTTCGATTGATTTCGGATGTCGGCTTATGCCGTATTACACAGAGGGGCAGGCTGGAACCTGTCCTTTTTGTGATATGAAAGGAGTATTTTTATGGCAGAATTTACAAATGTAGCTGCTCAGACTGTAGCAGCAAATGGAAACGTAGTATTTTCAAACACAGCAGTTAAAGGCTCTAACTGCATTCAGCACAGAGAAGGAAGCGGAATCATCACTCTGAGAGGACTGACTAACCAGTGCAAAGCGAGATTCTTTGTGGATTTTTCTGGCAATATCGCAATTCCAACAGGCGGTACTGTCGGAGCTATTTCTCTGGCTATTGCAATCTCTGGCGAACCGGTTCTTTCTTCTCAGATGATTTCCACGCCGGCAGCAGTAGACCAGTACAACAATGTGTCCTCTGGCATCTATATTGATGTACCTCGTGGATGTTGTGTTAATATCGCAGTAGAGAACACAAGCGATCAGGCTGTTTCTGTTGCGAACGCAAACATTATCGTGACTAGAGAAGCGTAGGAGGTGTGATTATGAGAGATATTAAAGACTTATGCGCAAGAATCGAAGATGAGCTTTCAAAGATCGCTGACAGTGGACTGACCACTGGAAATCTGGAAATGACATACAAGCTGATTGATATGTACAAAGATATAAAGAACACGCAGTACTGGGATAAGAAAGCGGAGTATTACAACGCCGTCCTTGATGAAATGCGTAGCGGATACAATGACGATTACAGCGAACGTGGAAGAAAGCGCGGCGGCATGGGGAGATACAGCCGCAGCGATGGAAGAATGATGTACCCGGATTATGATCGCGGCAGCTCTTACGGCGATGAAAGTCGCGACTACGGAACCGGAAGAGGAAATTACAGTCGATCTGATGGGCGAGATACTTACAGTGACTATATGACGCAGAAGCAGAACTATCGTTCCGGAAAGTCTGAAGACTGCAAAAGAAAGATGCTTGCCGCTCTGGAAGAACATCTTGACGAACTTACTACAGAAATGAGCGATATGTCCAAGGATGCAGAGTGCAGGGAAGAGCGTGATCTTGTTAAGAGATACGTTGAGAAATTAAGAAATATGCTTTGATTTGGTAAAATGTGGGGACAACTTTTTTTTTAGAATGTGATACTATAATCTTGCAAGGTGTGGTGACCTTGTAGGGCTTGCTGATTAGAAGTTTTTGTTTTCTTTTTCGTTTCATGTCCTCCTTTCTTTGTGAATATGTCCTTAATAGAAACAGATTTGAGCGGAATCTGGAGGTTGAAAAGCGGATGCAATTTCCGACATATTCATTAGTCGGCTTGACCGACTGGTAACACCTCCTTATAAATGAATCAACGTTTCCGTGAAAGTCGGATAGTGGCAGGCATAACACGATAAATACCTTGCTAACCCGGGAATCCGGGTTATATGGAATGTAGCTCAGTGGTAGAGCAGCTTACATATAGCGTGCCAGAGGTTCGATTCCTTTCATTCCATTATAGGTTTATCCTTATCCTGTGGACTGGAATTTAATTCAAATAGTCCCGAAAAGGTGTCTTCTGGGAAAGCGGTAACGATTGGCGGTGTTACGGCGGACTGTAAAACCGTTCCCTCGTGGTAAACATTATAGGTTCAATTCCTATCTTTCCCATTACCTTGCCAGTGGTCTAACTGGCTTAATCCATTTACCTGCGGCGGCAGGTCAATAAACACGACCAGGAGGATGTATATGCAGAAACTTATTGACACATTAAAATCATTTGGAATTGAAATCCCGGAGGATAAACAAGCAGATGTGAAAAAGGCGCTTTCTGAGAATTATAAGAACGCCAAGGAAGTTGCAAAAACTCTGTTAAAAGTTGAGGGAGAACGAGATAACTGGAAAGAACGTGCCGAGACAGCAGAGGAAACCTTAAAAGGGTTTGACGGTATCGACCCGGCGAACATTCAGACAGAGCTTGCCGGATGGAAGAAAAAAGCCGAGGATGCAGAGAAAGAGTTCAACGCAAAAATCTACGACAGAGATTTCTCAGACGCTCTGAAAGCAGCACTCGATGATGTTAAGTTTTCCAGTGAAGCAGCAAAGAAGTCTGTTATGGCAGACATTAAAGAAGCAGGCCTCAAACTGAAAAACGGCAAAATTCTCGGATTAAATGATCTGATTGAGCAGATGAAACAGTCTGACGCATCCGCTTTTGTGGATGAATCTCAGCAGCAGGCTCAGCAGAACCAGGCAAGATTTACCACTCACGTTGGGCAGCAGCAGACACCGGGAAGTATGACCAAAAAAGATATTGAAGCAATCAAAGACCCGTCCGAGAGACAGGCTGCAATTGCTCAGAATATCCAGTTATTCCAGTGATTTTTTACACCGACTATGCATCAGAGCGTAGTCGCTAACCCAATACCTTAACAATTATGGGTAGAAAGGATTTTTTATGGCAGCAAAAGCTAATCTTATTATGACAAATGATATCCAGGTCACAGCACGTGAGATTGACTTCGTCACCAGATTCGAAAGAAACTGGCAGCACTTACGTGACATTCTGGGTATCATGAGACCTATCAAAAAGGCACCCGGAGCGGTTCTTAAATCAAAATATGCAGAAGGTACATTACAGGATGGAAATGTTGGTGAGGGTGAAGAAATCCCTTACAGCAAATTCACTGTAAAAGAAAAGCCTTATGCAGAAATGAGCATTGAGAAGTACGCAAAGGCTGTATCTATTGAAGCAATCAAGGATCACGGTTATGAGAACGCTGTTCAAATGACTGATGATGAATTCCTTTTCCAGCTTCAGACCAATGTTACTGAAAGATTTTACAACTATTTGAAAACAGGTACTCTCTCATTTACAGAAACCACTTTCCAGATGGCTCTGGCAATGGCTAAGGGTCGTGTAGAAAACAAATTCAAGCAGATGCACAGAAATGTGACTGGTGTTGTTGGATTTGTAAATATCCTGGATGTGTATGAGTATATCGGTGCAGCTGATATCACTATTCAGAACCAGTTCGGCTTCCAGTACATGAAAGACTTCCTGGGATTCAACACAATCTTCCTATTATCCGACAGCGAGATCCCGAGAGGAACAGTTATTGCTACACCTGTGGAGAACATCGTTCTTTACTACGTGGATCCGAACGAATCTGATTTCGCAAGAGCAGGTCTTGTATACACTGTATCCGGTGAAACAAATCTGATCGGTTTCCATACACAGGGCAACTACCACACGGCAGTGTCTGAAGCATTCGCGATCATGGGGCTCACCCTCTTTGCAGAGTATATTGACGCTATTGCTGTTGGAACTATCAATACGACTCAGACGCTTGGAACTCTGACTGTAAACTCAGCAGCAGGAAGTAAAAGCGGAGATACAAAAGTGACTGTTACTCCGGCAAAAGCAAACGCAGGAAATGTGTATAAGTACAAAGTTGCATCATCTGAGACTTCCGTAGACTACGGACAGAATGTAAAAAACTGGAGCGCGTGGGATGGAGAATCTGATATTACCGCAGCAACAGGGCAGGTAATCACAGTGGTTGAATGCGACAGCACATATAAGGCGTTAAGTGCCGGGCATGCGACTGTAACAGCAAAATGATGATCGCAGGAGGTAACTGGCATGGCTTATACAGACTATGAATTTTACAAAACTTCATATTTCGGTTCAGTTGTGCCAGAAGCCGACTTCCCACGACTGGCAGAAAGAGCCAGTGATTTTGTGGACACAATGACATTTGACAGACTGGTGGATGGACTGCCAACAAACGAACGCTCACAGAAGCGTATCAAAAAGGCGGTCTGTTCATTGGCTGAATTAATGTATCAGATTGAGCTTGCTGAAAAAAATGCTACCAATGCCGCTGTGAACGGTACATCAACCACAATCGGGTCCGGTGGTAGCACTACAGGCATTGTAACGTCCGTATCCTCTGGCAGTGAATCCATTTCCTATGCAACTCCTCAACAGATCGGAGCGAGTGCGAAGGAGTGGAGTGCGGTATACAGTGCTGTTGGAGATACGCAGAAAACAAATGATTTGCTCCTTAAAACAGCTTTACCGCTGTTAATGGGAGTGAGGACAGATGATGGAATACCAGTATTGTATGCAGGAGTGTAATTATGGAATTAAAAGAACTCACCAGTAAAGTAATAGAACTGTTGAAGATCGAAAGCCCAGAACAGATTCCAGATTCTTTGATGGAAATTGTACTGAATGGAAAAACGGAATATTTCGACAAATTCTGTAATCTGGTAGAGGACTTGTCTATTGATTGGTTACAGAAGATCTTCCAGTATTACCTTGCCGATAGAAAAGTAAAGATGCAGGATTACACGCCTGTTTCACTGGCAAAATTTGTCGGAAAACTGGTACGGACAGAAAATGAACACACTGTATATGATTTATGTGCCGGAAGTGGTGCGTTGACTATTCAAAAATGGAATCTGAATAATGAATTGAAATTCGTATGTTATGAGTACGATAAAACGGTTATTCCGATTTTGCTTTTCAATTTGGCGGCAAGAAATATTGATGCAGTTGTTGTAAATGGCGATGCATTGCAGGATGAAGTCTTTGCAACTTATCTTGTAAAGAAAGGTGATAAATATTCTTCTGTAAAAAAGATAGAAAATTTTAAGCCAGAAAAGACAGATAGTTGTATTTCAAATCCACCATATAATATGAAGTGGAAGATACCGCCGTTTGCGCAGTTGCAACCTCGCTTTAATGACTGTGAGTTGCCGCCAGAAAGCAATGCAAATTATGCTTTTATTTTGACCGCATTAGATAACTGTAAGGAAAAAGTTTCAATGATTCTTCCGTGTGGGATATTAACTTCAGAACTAAAAAATGAAATAGAAATAAGAAAGTATCTTATTGAGAAGAATCTGATAGAATCAGTTATTTTGTGTCCAGATAAAATGTTTGAAGCTACTTCGATTGCAACTTGTCTTTTGACACTGAACAAGAAAAAAGAGACAACACATATTGCATTTTTAGATATGCGTAAAACTTGCGATGTAGAGCAAAGAGAACAGAATGGACAGTTTGGTGGGGCAAGCCACGAAAACAGAACATACAAAAAAACAGTTAATGTTTTTACTGACGAACAGATGGAAAACGCCATTGATTCTATCGTTAATCAGAAAAATGTCCCCGAATTTTCAAAAAGCGTGCCTTTTCAAACTGTAGCAGAAAACAAATATACTCTTCTCCCAACACGATACCTTGAATTTAAAGAAGAGGATTTTACACACAGAGATTATGGAGAAATCATTGACGACTTAAACAGAGTTATCAATGAGAAAAATGGTCTCAAACTGACAATGAATGAAACGCTTGCAAAATCAATCGGATTGTATGACATATTCCAGATGTTCAAGCAGTCGGAAGAAACAGCGGATTCCATGAATCAGATGCTTGCTTTTACCGGAAAGAAAATCGAAAAAGAAAACTTTATTTCCATGACGAAGAAAGCAGGAGAACTGAAATTTGAAAACGGAAGCAAGAATAACATATCAACTATATTACTTTCAATTTTGCAGATGTGGAAACAGCACATAATGTATCTGAACAATGAAGAAAACAGATATTTGATAGAATTGAGAGACGTACTTTTACCAGATTTAATGTCTGGAAAAATTGATTTGGGAGGTGATAAATAATGGAAGCATTATTTACAAATGTAACTCTGATTCTGGCAGTAATCAGTGTTTTGGCGTTTTGCGTGTCTGTGATTACGCAGGTGATTAAAAATGTTGGGTTCCTGTCGAAAATTCCGACAGATGCCTTGGTGCTTGTACTGTCTATCGGCATTACTGTAGCCGCTTTTGTAGCGTATATGCAGTATATCCACATGACAATCTTGTGGTATATGATTTTAGCAGCTATCATGGCTGGGTTTATTGTGGCGTTTATTTCCATGTTCGGCTGGGAGAAGATTACGGAATTGTGGAAACGAACGTCCAAGGTTGATGTGGATAAGCTGAAAAATAAATGATTAAGGAGAGGGTATCATGTATAGCAAAACAGTAACAGTTTTCAACTATTACGAAAGCAAAACAACTGGAGATGCGTACTGGTATCCTCATGTTTTATCCGGCGTTGACCTTATTACGGACAAGGGGGCAATTCTCAAAAAGTATGGACCAGACGCAACAGACAACGCACAGTTACACGTACGCTATACCACCCAGAATGGCGATATAACCATTGCTGACAAGAGTGGTAAGATTCTTCCATATGTACCGCTAAAAGAGTGGAAAAGGCAGATTAACAACGCTCTGGAAGACACTATCACATTCTCGGACGAATCGTTCTTCTGGGAAGGTGAGTGGACTGGTGGGACGGTAACTGATGGTGATTATCGGAACGGATTCTACCAATACATGAACGAGAACAAGGACAATGTATTTAAAATCACCAGTGTGGGCGGACCGTATACACTGATACCACATTTTGAGATATTAGGAAAGTAGGAGGAACAGATATGGATGAATTTTTTATCAAAGGCGGAACTTTGAAGTTAAAAGATGAAAAAATGATTGAACCTAAAGCAATTATTGAAATATGTGATTCATTTAATGTATCGGTAACAAAATATCCGAACTTATTTCACCGTTTTTTTCATGTTGCTCCTTTTAGGGTGGAAAGTTAGGAAGGTGAACAGCTGATGACAGACAAGCCTATTGGAAAGGACGCAGAAGGATACGAGATTCTGACAGAAGCCATGAAAGCACTTCTGAATCAGTATCCTGGACTGTATGACGGCGAAATAATCAAATATGAGGAACTGGGAACTGATAGCGGTATCTCATTCTTTGCGGATACAGGAGCATTAATCTATTCAGAAAAAGAGGATGTATGCGGAACAATGCACCAGGTGTGCCAGTATCCATTTATCGTGGTATATCGCACAGCTTCCGAAAAGGAGCGCCAGAAGCTCTCTGTTCAGAAGTTCCTTGATAACCTTGGAAAGTGGATTTGCCGTGAACCAGTCACAGTAGATGGCACTGAGACGCGCTTATCCGCGTTTCCAGAGCTTTCAAGAGGAAGGGTGATAAAACGTATCACAAGGGATAATTCCTACGGTACAGAGCCACAGGAGAACGGTGTACAGGACTGGTTGCTTCCAATCACAGTAAAATACGAATATGACTGGGAAAAATGGTGATTGCACCACTTAAATATAACAACTAACCGGCTATCAATCGGAGATAGTCGCTAACCTACACAGCCTTTTAAAAGTTATAGGCAGAAAGGACATTTCTATGGCAGTTACAGGAAAAATTGACCGTAAATATATGGCTCATTACATTGATGCCGGCTCTCTTTGTAGAGGGCTGACACCAAAATATGAGCGTCTTGGAAAAGATCTGGAAGAGTACAATGTCGAACTCAATCCAGATACCGAAACATCTAAAAATATTCTTGGAGAATCCACATTCAAGCATAACGGCTACGAAGTTTCTTCTGACGCTGATCCGTTTTATGCAGACACTACTTCTGATCTGTTTGCAGCATTGCAGAAGATTGTAGACGGACGTCTCAAAGACGATAACCTCAAAACAAAAGCAGTTGAGGTCCACCTTTGGACAGAAGCCACGGCAGGCAAGTATGAAGCATACCAGCAGGATTGCTACGTTGTACCGACTTCCTATGGCGGTGATACATCCGGCTATCAGATTCCGTTTACTGTGAACTACGTTGGTGAGCGTGTAAAAGGAAAATTTGATATCAGTTCCGGTACATTCACAGCTGACAGTGAATAAGCACATATACAAGGAGGACACGCCAAATGGCAAAAGTAATTAATACCAAAATTGATGATGGAATTCTCATTTTTACATTCACAAATAACGAAGACGAAGTTTTTTCTTCTTTCAAACTGAACCCGACCGATATCAATGTAGCAGCACGTGCAGAGGAGCTGACAGAATATTTTGAACAATTCAAAGATTCTATTCAGAAAGTTACTTCCGGAAAAGAAATGGCAGAGTTAAATAAACAGCTCGAAGATAAGATCAACTATCTGCTTGGCTACGAAGCATCAAAAGACCTGTTTAAAGAGCCAATTACAGCAACTACCGTATTTGGAAACGGACAGGTGTTTGCTTATATTGTTTTGGATAAGATCGCAGAAGCAATCGCACCGGAAATCGAAAAGAGGAAAAAGAAAATGCAGGCAGCAGTCAATAAGTATACGGAGAAGTATACAAAATGACCGCCTATGAGCTTCCCACCTCACTAAACATAAGTGGGGTGGATTTTTCTATTAGAACGGATTTTCGAGCAATCATTGATATTCTCATTGCACAGAATGATCCAGAGTTAGACGAACAGGCAAAAGCAGTTGTTATGTTGCAGATTCTGTTCGAGGATTGGCAAAGCATACCCTCAGAACATCTTGTAGAAGCTTGCCGGAAAGCTTGCGAGTTTATTGACTGTGGTCAAGTTGACGATAGTCCGAATAAACCCAAACCTCGCTTGATGGACTGGAAACAAGACGGAGATATGATCGTTCCGGCTGTAAACAAGGTTGCTGGTAAAGAAATCAGAGCCGTTCCATACATGCACTGGTGGACGTTCTTTGGATACTTTATGGAATCTGGTGAATGCCTTTTTAATACAGTGGTTGGAATTCGTTCAAAAAAGGCAAAGGGCGAAAAACTCGATAAATGGGAAAAGAAATTCTATCAAGAAAACAAGAACATTATTGATATAAAAACACGTCTCAGCGATGAGGAGCAAGCTTATAAAGATAAGCTGAATGAGATGTTGAACCTCAAATAGTTAGGAGGTGGACACATGGCTGCTGATGGCTCAATTATCATTGATACCAGAATAGATACTGACGGAATATCGTCTGGTGTCAAAGAAGTACAAGCGGCATTTAAAGATTTAGCAAACTCGGTCAAGGAAATAAATGCAAATATTAATAGCATATTTCACGATGGATTTGAAAAACTCGAAGATTCGTTTCAATCTTTACAGCAAAAATCAGAAAAAGTCGAAAACTCTATGGACAAAATGGGGAATTCGGCAAAAAAAACAGGCACCACGGTTTCTAACTCATTTAATAAAATGGACATTTCCGGTGCAAGTCGAAAAGTGAATCTTTTAGGCCGTCAGTTTGAAGGATTAGGAACGATAGTAAAGCGAATTGGTTTTTTAGTTGGTTCTGCATTTGCTGTTGGCAAGCTAATTCAGTTTGGTAAAGAGTCTATAGAACTTGGTTCCGACCTCGCAGAAGTGCAGAACGTGGTTGATGTTACATTTACCACAATGTCGGACAAGGTCAATGAATTCGCCAAAAACGCCATGACCTCAGCCGGACTATCGGAGACTATGGCGAAGCGGTATGTCGGAACGTTTGGAGCAATGTCTAAGTCGTTCGGATTCTCAGAATCGCAAGCTTACGACATGTCAACGGCCCTAACACAGTTGACTGGTGATGTGGCATCATTCTATAACATCAGTCAGGACTTGGCTTATATCAAGCTAAAATCAGTGTTTACCGGCGAAACGGAAACGTTGAAAGATCTTGGCGTGGTAATGACCCAGTCGGCACTTGACCAATATGCACTTGCAAATGGCTACGGCAAGACCACATCTGCAATGACCGAACAGGAGAAAGTTGCTCTCCGACTCAAATTTGTACAAGATCAGTTATCTGCGGCATCAGGCGACTTTATCCGCACATCTGATTCATGGGCGAATCAGGTCAGAGTTATGCAGTTGCAGTTACAATCTTTAAAAGCAACAATCGGACAAGGACTTATTAATCTTTTTTCGCCTGTATTAAAGGTTATCAATACATTGTTGGCTAAATTGGCAACTTTAGCCAATGCGTTTAAGTCTTTCACGGAATTAATTACTGGTAAAAAATCATCTGGAGCAACAGGATCTGCTAGTGCAGGAATTGCAGGAGCAAATATAGCGGAGACAGCGGAGGGATATGGAACGGCTGCTGATAATGCAGAAGATTTGGCAGATGCTACAAAAGAGACTGCGAAAGAAACAAAAAAAGCTCAAAAGGCTTCTAAGGATTATCTTTCAACTTTGGATGAAATTCATAAAGCCACATCAAACGACAGTGTATCATCATCTCCATCTGGTTCTGGCGGATCTAAAAATGGTCTTGATAACATTCCAAAAGCCAACGTAGGAACAGTGGATTATGGAAAATTGGCAGATGGTGAAAATGCTCTTGATAAGATTAGTGAATCTGCAAAAAAACTAGCTGATTTATTAAAAAAAATATGGAAACCATTTCAAGATGCCTGGAAAAGCGAAGGGAAAAATACTGTTGATGCAGCTACATATTCTTTTTCAAGCCTTGGAAAGCTCGCAAAGGACGTAGGTGGAAGTATTGCAAGTGTGTGGACTAACGGTACAGGAACCACTATTTTAAATACAATGCTCCAGATCGCACAAAATGTACTTATTACAATCGGAAATATTGCAAGCCGTTTGGACGATGCTTGGAAAAAAAATGAAGTTGGAACAACGATTATTCAGAATATAGCAAATGCATTACAGGCTATATTAACTTTTATCAACAATATTGCAAACGATACTGCAAGATGGGCACAGAATCTTAATTTTTACCCATTATTACAATCTATCAGTAATTTGACTGGAACGTTTGCTCCAATAATAAAAACTATAGGAGGTACGCTCGAGTGGCTTTACGCAAATATAATATTACCAGTTCTCCAATGGATTATTGAGACAGGTCTTCCCACAGTAATCAATGCTGTATCTGGATTGTTAGATTTTTTATCAAAACATCAAGGTATTGTAGAAACTTTTGGCGCCGTACTACTTGGTGCTTTTGCTGCTTCGAAAATAGTTGGGTTGGCAACAACAATAGTTGGAGCAGTAAGTAAAATTATCGGAATTGGGAAAAACGTAATTACATTAATCACTGGTGCCGGCGGAATTATGAGTGGAATAAAAACTCTTGTGGCAACCCTTGGGCCTGGAGGAATATTCGCAATTGCTATTTCTGCGGCTATTGCAGTCGGAGTATTGCTTTATAAAAACTGGGACAAAATTTGTGATGCGGCAACAAAGTTAAAAGATTGGGTTGTAGAAAAAACTAGAGTTTTAGTTAGGGATGCTTCCAATTTACTTGCGAATTTAAGGACAAAAATATCAAATATTTGGGAATCTGTTAAAACTAAAACTCAAAATATTTGGAGTAGTGTTACAACTTTTGTGAGTACAAAAGTAGAAGCTATCCATAATGCAATTGTAGATAAATTTACAGCTGCAAAGAACAAAGTTGTTGAAGTTTTTGAGGGGATAAAGACAACCATTCGAGATATTTTAAATAAGGTAATTGGAATTGCAAACAGCGCTATTGGAACTGTAAACAGTGCAATCGGCGGCATTGAATCAGCATTTACATTCGGACCATGGAAGATTCCAACTCCTTTTGGTTCAAGAACAATTGGATTTACGGCTAATTTCCCAAGAGTTCCTACAATTCCATATCTTGCAAAAGGTGCCGTTATCCCGCCAAGATCAGAGTTCCTTGCAGTGCTTGGAGATCAGAAGAATGGGCGCAACTTAGAGACACCGGAAGACCTGTTAAGGCAGATTGTAAGAGAGGAATCCGGCGGAAATCAGGGCGGTGGCGGAAATTACAGATTCACAGCGCAATTGAACCGCAGAACGATATTTGATGAGATGATTGACGAAGCAAAGTTAAGACGTGATGCAAGCGGTACAAATCCGTTTGAACTGGCATAGGGGGGGTGAGAATGTGGCATTTTCAATAAGTAAATCAATAACTGATAGATACAAGATAAATGGACTTCTAATCCCCCAGCCAGATGAGGACATGCAGTGTAACTTTGAGACCACATATTCAGAGGGAAGTAATCGAACTCAAAAAGGAGTTGCACTAATAACTCCGCTTTTTACAGTTATGCAATATAGCTATAAAGCCACCAATGTGCCGGTTGATGAGAAATCAACTAATCTGGTAAATGCAATTATTAAAGGAAAGCCGTTCATTTTACATCACTGGTTAGCACACAAAAATGAATGGCGTTCAGAAAAGTTTCACGTGGGAAAAATGAATTACAACATAAAACAAGTTGGGGAATACTATTCCGAAATATCATTTAATATGCAGGGGGTGAATCCACTTGATTAATGCATCAAATACTTTCAAAGAAAAATTGCAGGATGGTGAGCAAGTAATTGAAATCGTGGAGATCACCTTTGCTGACGGAACAACAAAGACACTTGAAAACGAGATTATGATCGGCAACAATGACTTTTCCGATTGTGCGGAGAGTAGCAGCTTCCCGGTCGGCGCTACAGTCTGCAAAACGATGAGACTTGAACTTGATAACACAGAGGATCAGTGGAAAAATTATAATTTCTATCAAGCTAAAGTGCATGCCTATTTGAAGCTTCAGACTTCTGTTGTAGAATCAGCTAGTGAATCAATTTGGATGAATGATTTTTATGAGCCAATTCTCGATACTGATGGAAACAGCATAGTCCTTTCCAGAGCCGCCTCAGAAGACCGATACGAGACGATTGATAAGGGTATCTATACAATTACCACTCCAGAGCAATACGGCGAAATATTGAGCTTTACGGCGCTGGATGACATGTATAAAACCAATGCTAAATATTATAGTGCTCTGACGCTTCCACAGCCGATTATGGCGCTGGTAAGAGACGCTTGCGAGAGTTTGAATATCCCTATGGGGTTTTCCTCTATGGCACATGGAAATGTAATTGTCACAGCGCTCCCAGATAATATGACATTCCGCCAATTGATCGGATTGGCGGCAATGCTAGAGACAGCAAACGCCAGAATTGACAACAGAGGTTATTTGCAGTTTATAAAATGGAATTTTGGAGCTGTCGAAAACGGTTCCTTAGTTCCGTTTAAATTAGAGGATTACGTGAGTAGTCCTACACTTTCCAGTGATGATATTGTAATTACTGGTATCAGAGTAAAAAACAAAGAATCGGAATCCCTGTTTGGAACTGCTGGATATGTGTTGGAGTTAGAAAACAATCTTCTGTCTGACAGTGACCTCGGAACTGTAGCGGCATGGATTGGCGGTAATTTGGTCGGGGCTAAATTCCGAAATCTGCAAGGGGATCTGATTTATAATCCTCTGTTAGAGTTTGGTGACATGGCGTACAGTTTTGATCGAAATGGCAATAAATATCTTACGCCAATCACTGATGTATCATCTCCGTTAAATGGCATTACCACTGTAAAAACTCAGGCAGATGATCCTGTCCGAAATAGCAGTACATATATGTCAGCAGCTACAAAAGCACTGGTAGAAGCAAGACAACTTGTTAAGGATGAACGCACAGAGCGCGAAAAAGCCGTTGAAAGGCTTAATAATACGCTTAAAACTTCTGGTGGTTTATACATGACTGTAGAGCCACAGGATGATGGTAGCAATATCTATTATGCGCACAATAAGCCTACACTGGAAGAATCTGATATTGTATGGAAGTTTACGGCAGAAGCAATCGGCATTTCCATGGATGGAGGAAAGACATATCCTTATGGATTAAATATTAATGGAGAACTTATTGCAAGGCTTCTGTATGCAGAGGGAATCAATGCAAGTTATATTAATGCCGGCGCGTTAGTCGTGCGTGACACAAACGGAAAGATTATCTTTTCAGCCGATATTGATAATAACCAGATTGTAATTGACGGCGCATCCGTGCGAATCGGTGCATCACCTTTGGACGGACTGTTAAGCAGTATGCAAGGTCAGATTGACGGAAATATCAATACCTGGACCGGGACTCCTGCACCTACACTTAGCAATTACCCGGCAAACGAGTGGCTAACCGATACAGAAATGAGTAAGCATGTAGGTGATCTATATTATGATGGAGACAGCCATGCTTACAGATTCCGCAATGATGGAAAAGGGTATTACTGGGAAAGATTAAAAGACACGGACGTAACAAAAGCATTACAGGATTCCGAGGATGCTTTAGCGGCAGCTAAATCCGCGCAGGAAGCAGCTGCTCTTGCAAAGAATATGACATTGCAGTTGAGCAACGAATACCAGGGCATTTCTGTTGATTCTGACGGAAATTACGGAACGTTTCCTAGCAACGTAAATACGCAGGCAGTCGTGATGTACGGAACACAGGATATTACATCTGATTGTAAGTTTACAATTATCAAATCAGATAGCGTAACAGGATCCTGGGACAATTCAACTAAGACATACACGGTAACAGCATTATCCGCTGACGATGGATGGGTAGACATCAAAGTAACATATATCAGTGTTCTATCAGTAGTTAAGAGATTTTCGCTGGCTAAAATTTATGCTGGGAAAAATGGTACAAATGGTGTTGACGGTCTCCAGGGACCGAAAGGAGATCAGGGTATTCCAGGCGTATCCCCATCAATACGATACTCTTCTATGCCGAATGGCGAGGACATGACGGATAATCCTCAATATGTACTTTGGCTTGATTCCGATGGGAATGTTATTTGTGATACAGATGGGAACGCTATTTGCATTTCACTTGAAGAAATTCCCTATATTGGATTTTTAAAATCTGGAGCAGAAGTGGGAAGTAATAACCCATCAGATTACACTTGGAGCAGATACCAAGGTTCTAATGGATTATCCCAGCGAACACACTTAGCCTATGCAAACAGTGCTGATGGAAAAACAGATTTCTCTGTGTCGGACAGTAATCGTGAGTATATCGGTATGTATGCGGATTTTACCGAGCAAGATAGTACTAATCCAGATGATTACGCGTGGACACTTGTAAAAGGCGCGAATGGCGCACAAGGTATCCCTGGAAAAGCAGGTGCGGACGGAAAGACGCCATATTTCCACATAGCTTATGCGAATAGTGCGGACGGAAAAACTGGCTTTGATGTAGTTGTCAGTGCCGGAAAGCAGTATATTGGCCAATATACTGATTACGACACGCCGGATGATTCCATTGACCCGACAAAATATAGCTGGACGAAGATAAAAGGTGAACAGGGCGATAAAGGAGAACAAGGTGTACCTGGCAGGACATATTTTATCGAGCTTTCATCTAATATCCTAAAACGAGGTCAGAATGACAAGGTTGTACCAAGTACAATTACGGCAAAAGCTTATTATCGAGATGGCGACAGTGCTACAAGAACGGCATATTCCGGTAGATGGTATGTGCAGACTTCCATGGATGGCTCTACATTTACAAACATATTGGTTTCAACTGTAAATGAGCCGAGTAAAAGTTATACTGTTAGCTCACTGGATAGAAGCATTGTGTCTGTTAGATTTATCCTGTATGCAGCAGATGGAACTACAAATCAGCTGGATATGCAATCTGTCCCTGTGGTGATAGATGTGGACGCACTTACCCATGAAGAGATATTTAATCTTCTTACAAATAATGGTTCCATGAAAGGAATTTATAAAGAGGGCAACCAGTTATATATTTCGTTCACTTATGCGAAGGGCGGAACGTTAAAGCTTGGCGGTCCAAATAATGGATATGGCACCTTTGAGGTGTACGACGCGAATGGAAATATAATAGCTCAAATAGATAACTCGGTTGGCTTTAAAAACTTCAAGGGAAAAGAGTGGTTCCAGATAAATGAGTCTGTAGCTACAGCTGGTTACGATTCCTCCCATGTTCATGGACTTCTTGATTTATCCGCGCAATACTCTGATGGATATTGGACTGTTTTGGAGAGCAAACAAGCTGGTCTTCTTTTAAAAACAGTATCTAGGATGAAAGTTGAGACAACCGGAAGCAGTTCTCTGACTCTCAATGTGCCAGAAATGCCCAAGCTCATAACCGGTAGTAACTTGGGGAAAAATAATAATGGAGATGTCGGAACAATTGCGTCATCCTCTATGCATTATAAAGTACTCGGGAAAACCGTAAAAGAAGACGAACTGGAAGACCTCTATAAAATCAAGGTAATCTGGGCGAAATACAAAGACGGATATCTTATGGAGCAAGACGAACGGTGCGGTAAAGAAATGCCAATGTTTATTGCAGAGGATATTGATCGCAGATTTCCAATTGCTGTCGATCATAACGAAAGGGGACATGCTGAAAACTGGAACTATCGTATTATGATTCCCTGCATGTTCGCAATGCTAAAAAACGAGCATGAAAAAGTTAAAAATCTGCAATCCGAGCTTGATTCCGTGAGAGCGGAATTGAATGAATTAAAGCAACTTATCAAACAACATATTTCAATGGAGGTATAAATTATGGCTAATAATACTTGGAAAAATTACACACAAAAAGATACAGCTTTATTGGATAATGATGAAGTTATGCTGTTGGATTCCGCTGACGGAAAGAACAAACGCGGATTAATGAGCAAGTTTTGGGATTATGTAGTGGATAAAATGGCAACGGCTGTGATCTCGAAATTGGAGACAAATAATAAGACAATCATCGGGGCGATAAATGCACTAAATAGTGACTCATTATCACGAAAGACAGAAAACATTACACAATTACCGGATGGAAATAAAGCTAAATTAATATCAATAGGTAGCACTGGTATTGATGTGGGTAGTACAGGTGAAAAAATTCCATCATGGTCTTTTGGAATATTTTTACCAAGCAGCGGAGGTTCTGACGCCTGTTTACTTTGTGCCAATTCTACACAGATTACCATAGCATATAAATCAAGTGGTGTTTGGGTCTCTTATAAAAGAATCGGATAAATAATTATTTTTCTTTCCACTCATTCCAAATATTTTCGAATTTATTTCTGACATATAGTTTTGTGGTAAGAAGCGATAAAAATTCTTGATTTCGTGAAAATATGTTGTTTGCTTTTTCACTTTATTCTGCAACGATTGATTTTATAAGTAATGAATTTGTAGCTCCGTCAACAATAGTAATACCGTCGTACCTAAATACAATCATCTTTGCCGAATCATCGGAACGTTTGTAGAATTTTACGATACAATAACTTTCAAGTGATTTTATATTTGCACGGAAAACTTTTTCTACTCCGATGATTGAGAGTTCCAAACATTTATTAAATACCGCTTCAAAATTGTCATATGTGTTGCTTTGTGAATTTATAAAAAAATTTCTGTCACTATTTTGTTTGCTGGAGATTATAGGAAAAAGTAGCTTCCTTACCATGATACCGATTATACTTGTGGTAAGGAGGTGATACTTTTATGACAGAAAATTTTATTAAAATGTGGGGCTGAAATTCACAATTACTCGCTGTATCATGTACTTATCAATACGAAAGGAATGATACAATGAGCAAATTACAGGAATTTTTAAACCTTGGTGATTATTACGCATCCAACGGCGGGTACCTTGAAAAGAAAAGTAATGCCTATCTGGATGATTTTAAAAAGAATGCCGGATATAATAATTACACTAGATTTGCCCGTGATGTAAACTCATGGGGACAGCCAGGATGCCAGGGGCAGCCGTGGTGTGCGGAGTACCAGTTTTGGAAACTGGTAAAAGTAATTGGAATCACAAATGCCCTTAAAATCATGGGTGGTGGTTTTTATAACTGTCAGAGCGTAAAAAACTGGTCAAAAAAACAGGGCACATGGCATACCGCTCCGAAACTTGGTGCACTTCCGATTTTCCGAAATGGCTCCCACATTGGAGATGTACAGAGTTTTAATGGAGCTAGAATTTATACTAATGAGGGAAATACTTCCAGTGCTCCAGGAGTGGTGGCAAATGGCGGAGCAGTTCGCAATAAGTCCTATTCCATCAACGATTCAGCAATCGACGGATATGTTTGGATTGACTGGGAGTCCTACGAAGATACAGCAACCTGGAAAAAAACAGGAACTAGAATAGCGACTGTGAACGATTTATACGTCCGTGAGACACCGAATGGATATGTAATGGGTTCTATTGATAAAGATACTGTTGTTGATATTGATGGAAAAGTAAGTGGAAAATGGACGCATGTTAAAGTTTCTGGAATTGGTATTGGTTGGATTTGGACTGGATATCTGGCAAAGGAGGGTGGCCCCGCATCCGCTACTATTACAGGAAAACAGGATAAGACACAGGTGCTTTTCAAGGGAAATGTAACTGCCACTGTGCTTAATGTGCGTACTTGGGCTGGAACTGAGTACCCGAACATCAAAAAATACCCAAAGCTCAACCAGGGAAATGAAGTGGAAGTAATGAATTTTACCCAGAAAGATAAAAACGGTAGTAAGTGGTATTATATCCGTATTGCAGGAAAGTATTATGGCTTTGTATCTGCAAAATATATTAAGAAGCAGTAAAAATATCCCGGGGAATTAGCCCCGGGAATTTCTTTTATTTAATTACTGATAACATCAATGAGCCAGTTCGTCAGATCATAGAAGATATCATTAATTATTCTTCTGGATTTTCGGGAAAATGTCGAGCTGAAAACCAATCTCGTTTCCTTTCCCATAAGCGTTTTTGGTATCTTTTGAGTAAGTAACCTTTTCGATTAAACTCTTAAGCATTTTATTTTTCGATTCTGTATCAAGGCTCCAATAGTTATCGAGTAGCTCTTCGCAACGAGGAATAAAATCTGATTGTTGCTTTATAATGTTCTGATCGTGTTTAATTTCTTCTTTTAATTTTTCTATAGTATCGGAGCATGACTGGATAGATGCGGCTATAGTTTTGGCACGTTCAAGAAAAACCTCTGTGGTGTAGATACCCTGTTCGAGCAGATCATATTGTTTTGCTTTCTGAGAGTTCAGGCTTTTCAGCTCGTTTTCTTTCTCATGTATGAGATTCCGCTTAGAAGTTATTCCGCAATCAATAGCCTTTGAAGATGTATTAATATCATTGTTTAACTTGTATTCCTCCACGATCTCCCTAATTCCATCAATCACAGATTTTTCAACCAGAGACAATTTGCTACTTACTGTGGGGCAAGACGTATATGGACACATGAGGGTATCTTCCTGTCCGCGCTTTTGATAAGGACGGCGAACCATAGCTCGACCACATTTGCTGCAATAGACAATTCCGGAAAGCGGGTTGCGGATTGAGTTTTTTATACTGATTGGGCGAGGCGGGTTCTTTTTTCGTATTTCCTGGACGAAATTATACAGATCTTCCGATATAATAGCCGGATGCAATCCATCACAAATAAGAGTATCTTTTGATCGAGGACGTGTCTTGATTACTTGCCCATCCTGTATAGTCTTTACAGTTTTTCGCCCATTCCACCGGATTTTTCCGATGTATACCGGATTTGTTAGAATTCCCTGTATACTGGCAGGAGTCCAGTCACCGCCTAGTGCAGTTTCTATCCCCATTTCATTTAATTTCCGTGCAATCTTTGCAACTCCGATTTGTTCACACCCATCACCTGCATACCAGGCGTAAATCATTTTTACAATCTCAGCCTGGTCCGGAACCGGTCGGAGAGTAAAGCCCTTTTCTTTTTCGAGCTTAACTCTTTCGTATCCGTAAGGTGGTTTGTTGCCGCAATACTTACCCTCTTTTACCGATGAGATCCTTCCGGCATTCAGACGGCGCTTGATGGTTTTGTATTCTCGGCGGCTCATAAAAAGTCCAAACTCAAAATATTCTTCATCAAATTCGTTGTTTGGATCATATATTTTTGTTGGGGTAATAATCTTCGTATCGGAATATTGGAATGCTCTGGACACAACGCCTTGGTCGATGGTGTCACCTCTGGCAAGACGTTCCACCTCTACAACCAGGACTCCATCCCACATGCCGGATTCTACCTCGTGAAGAAGTTGCTGCATAACTGGGCGATCAGCAATAGTTTCTCCAGATACCACTTCGCGGTAAATAGCGCCCACAATGTACTCTTTTTTCTTTGCAAGATCTAACAGGATCCGTTCATGTCTTGCGAGCGTTTCACCCTCTCCATGTGCTTCAGCTTCCCGATCGGCTCTGGATTTCCTTAGATAGATGCATACTGATTCATTCATTTTATCATTCTCCTTTTTTTTACTTGTGCGATAATCCAGGAGATGATATAATTATGGTGTAGGTAAGATTTTTCTCCGGATTATCTTATTTATTAAAACCGGTTCCCGTTGGTAGCGAGAGCCGGCTTTTTTATTATTTATTCTATTTCATCAATATCAAGAGAATATCCAAGGACTTCTCCAACATCTGTACATTTTCCTTTTAAAGTAACTGTCTCTCCTTTGGTCATGGAAGCTACTTTTGTTTTTTGTTCATCATTTTTTATGTAGCATTGGACTCCGATAATCTCAAAGTCTCCATCAGCCATCAAGTCAATATACTTTCCAGAAGCGTCAATGTTTGTAAGTTTTCCAGTAATCTCAAGATATTTATCTTTGTATTTATCAGATGCTCCCATGGCATTGTTATCAAGATCTGCCATCATATCATTAACTGATGCAGAAGTGTATTCTTTTGGCGCATCCTCTTTCTTACTTAATGTGGAATCTGTGGATTTTGTACTGGAATTACTATTACTTCCGCCTGTCGCCGCGCCTATAACACAAAGGACGATAAGGGCAAGTAGAATCCACTTAAACTTTCCACCCTTTAATTTCTTTCGGCACTGCGGGCATACTTTAGCGTCCGCCGGAATCTCTGTCTTGCAATACTTGCATTTTTTTGTCTTTTTCATAGAAAACCCTCCTCATATGGTTTATTTTTATCTGATTTTACAACAAAACGCAACAAAATACAATAACTTGGAATAATTCGACATAAATTGAAAGAAAAATAATGCTTGACTTTTGGGCGTACATAATATATTATTTATGCGAGGACAAAAATTGGAGGTGAATAAAATGTCCCCTAGAACTGGAAGACCACCGATTAACGATGTATCCAGGACTGAAAAACTTAATATAAGACTGACAAAAAAAGAAAAAGACCGCATTGATAAATGCGCAGAAGTCCTTGGAATTTCCAGAACTGATACCATAATGAAAGGTATTGGATTAGTGGAAAAAGAAATCGGCGAGTAAAAAAAGAAATGGAGCAACCGCACCGGCAAAGTGAAATGGTTGCTCCTACCTCCAAATGGAGATATTCAAATTATAGCACTGAGTATCTTTATTTGGCAACCACAAACATGAAAAACGGAGGGCTAAATATGTTAGATACTATTTTGAATAAAACAATTGATGAAACAGATAAAACGCCTATTGAAATCGCACTTGGCATTGATGAGAATGGATACACCACAGCAAGGGCGTTGTATGATTTTCTTGATATGCCAAAACAAAATTTTGCTAGATGGGCTAAAAAGAATATTGAAGAAAACGAATATTTTGAAGAAAATGTTGACTGGTGGGGGTTCTTCACAATGAAGAACGGTAATGAATGCAAAGATTACCGTCTCACCACAGACTTTGCAAAGCACCTTTCAATGGAAAGCCATTCTGCCAAAGGGAAGATTGCGCGCCAGTATTTCCTTAAAGTCGAAACCAAGCTGAAAGAAGCCGTAAAACAGAGCATTGCACCCATGACGCCGCTTGAACAGTTGCAATTGCAGGCACAGGCAATCTTGCAGGTAAATGAAAAGGTTGACGTCCTGGATAAGAAACTGGAACGCCTGGAACTTGATCTCCCGATTCTGCCAATTGAAGCCGACCGTATTACAGAAGCAGTCCGCAAACGTGGAGTGGACATACTGGGCGGAAAAGGCTCAAACGCTTACCAGGACAGGTCAGTGAGACAGAGAGTATACAGTAACATCTATGCAGACTTAAAAGAACTTCCGCGTGCGCTCTTACAAGTCAATCAAGAGGCACCAGTGCGATTCTGCCTTGAACGTAATTGCCAGATACGAAGCTCCATTGTATCTCCAGGATGAAATTTTTATGATGAACGGACAGCGCTCTATCTGGGATGATTAATGTCGGGAGGTGTCGAAAAACGTCGAAATTCGCAGTAAATTCGTCAAATTTGTGCAATATTCAGATATTGCCCGAAATCAGACAGAATCGTATAATAAAATACATAGGAGTGATTTTATGAAGGTAATAAAAAAGCTGGTTATATTTTTTCTGTTTGGGATAATGCTCACATTTTCTGTACGTGCGCCGCTATGTGAGAGCATTGATCCAACAGATTCCGAAGTGATTATTAAGGCAAGTGCCAATAATCAATATGTGATACATAATTATACACAGGCGGTTGTATCTGAAGCAGAGCAGCAGCCATTTGTTGTGAATAAAAGCAACAATATTTCTTCGGAATGCAAATGTCATTTCTTTTTTAATCGTTCAAGGCAAAAGGAGGGCGTACTGTTTAAGCAGAGGGCGAGAAGTATGATCAGTCCGTTCTATATCGCTAAAAAGAGGGTATAATGAAATAAAAGAGAACAAATGTTCTTATTGTGCGATATTGGGAGGGACGGAAAATGGATTACAAAAAGGAAATTATTGAGATGATAAACGGAATAAAAAAAATAGGCACATTAGAGTACCTGTACACATTCATAAAGCTATTTCTGGAGAGGTGGGGCAATTAAGCCCCACTTCTTTTTTATTGATTAGAAAGCATGGAATCAATTAGACTTAAAACAATTTTCTGGTCGCGCTCGCTTAATAATGAGAATTTTGAAATCAGATTAAAATCTTCTCTCGCCTGTTCGGAAGTGTCTTTTCTTGCACGTCCTACATTGAATCCCATCAACCACGATTCCGAGACATTTAATGCCATTCCTAAGACAACCAGTTTTTCTTGACTGGGTTCTGTCTTTCCAGAAACGTACTGGCTAATATCCGACTTATTCATTTTCACATTGTATTTCTTACAATATGGAAGAACGAGATTAAGAATATCAACCTGTCTCAGATTACGTTCGTCCATCAAAGTTTTAAATCTTTCCGATGAACTAACCTTTTCCATTATATTATTCTCCTTTCGCTTTCTGATGATAATATATCACATATTAAACAAAAGTTCAAGACTTAAAACATTAAAGTTAAAAATATTGAAAATATGTATTGACATAATGAAAACGCAGTGTTATATTATAATTAGTTCAAAACATTGAACTAGAAAGGAGTGTGAAATATGGCATTTGATTACAGTAAGCTCAAAGGAAGAATCATTGAAAAATATGATAGTCAGAGTTCCTTTGCAAATGCTATGAAGTGGTCAGAACGTACATTATCACTGAAACTCAACGGAAAGCTGTTTTGGAAGCAGTCAGATATTTGCAAGGCAGTCAATCTGTTAGAACTTTCTGCTGATGATATACAAGACTATTTTTTTAAAGAAAAAGTTCAAAGTTCTTAACTAGCAAGGAGGCGAAAACATGAAATACAGTCCGCTTGGTAGTGGAAAGCTGATATCTCAAACTTTCAATGATGGTTGCTTGAAAACCACTTTTGAAAGAGAGAACGGATTGAAGTCCGAATATGAAATTTATGTAAATTGGACGAATCCGAATCAGTTAGCAGAAGTTTCATTTCAGTTGCCCTTCCACGATTGGCAGACACTTGAAAAGTCTGAGGTTTGGAGAAATCTGGATGAATTTCTTTCGGAAGTTCAAATCGAATATATTCCGAAGTACCGCCAAGTCCAACCAATTGTAGCGGAAAAGGTTGTGTATAGAAGTCTGTTAGGTTCTTTAGTTGCATTCTTTCGTGATAAATTGATTCGCCAATAGCACGCCCTTTTAAACATGAATAATGGGTTCCGCTATACACGTAAGAAATATTTACGATTGATATGGCAATTCTGGAATGATTGACGATTTCAAAATGAACAATCAACTCATTATTATCTTTCAACTTGAAACCAATAGGAATAAACTCTATTTTTTTTCGAGATTGGAATAAGTTCCATACAGTTCCAGCAGACCCTATTAGCCCAAGCATAAAGGAAACATTTTCAAACGTAATGATTTCTTTAGCCGATTTTAAAATTGAAATAATTTGATTTATTTTAATCACCTCCCTCTACAGGGAGTATATCACAAAAAAGGAGTGAGCGCATATCAAGAAGAAATTATTAATTATTCCGATAGTTGCAGGGATTGTTTTTCTCTCTGGTTGTAAAGAGAAGCTGAAAGAGGGAGAAATTTACAATAAAGAATTTATTCCTGCGCATACAGAAACAGTTCTAATCTCTACAGTTCATACTGATGGAAATATGTCATATACAACTGTAATGCCTTATGTGTATTACTATTCGGATTCTTATGAAATAGATATTCGTGATTACAATGAGGAAGAAAAAGAATATGACACAGCTACTTATTATGTAACTGAGGAAGTATATAACCAATGCGAGATTGGAAGTATTTTCAAATATGAAAAAGGTCGGGATTTTAACGAGATTCCATATACTCGTGAAGAAGCAGATTCTAATTAGAAACAGAAATGTGGAAAACAGCATATCTTAACATAGTGAATGCATAAAAGGGAGGTTTACTGATGGCAGTAATCAAAACAATCAAAATGGGGTCTGGGGTAATCAGAATACATGATGATTACTGCAAGGATAATACACCGGAAGACAATCAAAAAATTGTCGATGAATGCTCAAGAATTATCTTGGACTACTACAGAAGAAAAGAAGCAAATTTGGCATAAGCGCCCCGGAGGGAGTCGACACCTCCACCCCGGAGCAGTAAGCCACTAAACCAACCTTAGTGGATACAGGTAAATTATAATCCTCTATCCGCTAAAAAGTCAATATTAAGCGAGAGGAAAATAATATGGAAAACAAAAAAAATGTAACAAATGAAAAGATTACATGGAACGATTTCGAGACGGCGTTAGCTACTGAAATCGTAAGAAAAGCAAAGAGAGAGACTAAGAAGTGGTTCAGTGCATGGCTTTTGACTGCCGCGCTGTTAATCATTACTAATATCTTCTGGTATATTGCTTACAGTCTGTAATCTTTTTTCTTTTTGGAGGGAAAAGAATGAAATCACCTAGACAAAATAGAAGGGATATCGTAGTTAGTGTGATTATTGGGATTCTGCTTACTTTTCTTCCGGTGTGGATGTGGGAGAAGAACTTGCAGCAGATCCTGGCAGGCATTGTATTTGCACTGTTTACGTATTTAGCACTGCTTTGAGAAAGGAGAATGGAAATGTTTGAAAAAGAAATCAAAGAGCTTTTTGAATTAGCGTGGAGAGTTTCAAATGAAACGGATTGCTTTGTTTCGTTTGACATCACTTCGCATGTACATGCTTGCATTATCTGCATTACGAATTCAAAGTGGGAGCCTAAAAAGAAAATGGATGGCATTTATTCAATCTATTTTGATAATAAATTGCTTAAAGAGGAATCAGCTGAGCAGTGCAAGCTTGCAAAAGAGCATCTTCTTAGACTCTTAATAGATGGGAGGTGTCCTAAATGAACTTCACTGGTAACGGAGATATAAAGGATGAATACCTGGAAATCATTACGCATAGACATTCCGAGCCAATAAAAAGACAGGCAAGCAACTATAGATTAGCAGAAAGAGAGGAAAATAAGAATGAATCTGTACGAAATCGAAAATGAAATCCTTAATTGCGTAGATATGGAAACAGGGGAAATCGTAGATATTGAAAAGCTTGAATCTCTGCAGATGGAAAGAGATCAAAAAATCGAGAACATCGGTTGCTGGATCAAGAACCTTCTGGCAGATGCAAGAGCATTAAAAGAGGAGAAAGACAACCTTGCAGCGCGTCAGAAATCTGCTGAGAATAAAGCTGCATCATTAAAGGCATACCTTTCCAGTTATCTAAACGGAGAGAAGTTCAAAACCGCAAAAGTAGCCATTTCCTACAGAAAAAGTGATTCCGTAGATATTGCGGAAGGAGCTGTTATTCCAGAGGAATATCTAAAATACTCAGATCCCACACCAGATAAGATCGGACTAAAAGCAGCATTGAAAGCCGGTGAGAAGTTCCCTGGTATTTCCATTGTAACCTCTAGTAATATTCAGATCAAGTAGGAGGGCACTAATGACTGAATTTGAAATTCGTATTCCGGCAAGAAAGAAGCAGCCGGCAACTGATAAGGATAATCCGGTTGTGAAAGTTTCGCCGGAAGCATACAACGCACTGGTTGAGATTTATAACGAATCAACCATTTCTATGAAGGATATCGCAAGTTTGCTGATCGTTGAGGGTAGCAAGCATGTGGTTTATGACAAGGAGGAATAGCAATGGCAACACCAGTATTGATTATTGGAAAATCTGGTTCCGGTAAAAGTACTAGTCTTAGAAACTGTCAAAACAAAAACTGGAACCTTATCAGAGTATTAAACAAGCCACTTCCATTCAAGGGGAAAATTGACGGATGGTTTACAGATGATTACCAGCAGGTAATGAAGTGTCTGATTGCATCAAAAGCTGATTCTATTGTGATTGATGATGCTGGATATCTTATCACTAACCACTTTATGAGAGGACACGCTTCTGCCGGAAAAGGCAATGCAGTATTCTCACTTTACAATGACATTGGCGATTATTTCTGGAATCTGATTCAGTTCATTGTGACAAAGGTTCCGGAAAGCAAAGTCGTATATCTTATGATGCACGAAGATAAGGATGATTCTGGAGACGTAAAACCAAAGACAATAGGAAAGCTTTTGGATGAAAAAGTTTGCGTAGAGGGCATGTTTACAATAGTTCTCCGCTGCATTGAAGAAAGTGGAAAACATTTATTTGTCACTCAGTCTAGCCAGGGAGCAGTAAGCAAATCCCCGATTGGTATGTTTGATTCACTGACCATAGACAATGATCTGGCAGCAGTAGACAAGGTTATTAGAGATTACTACGAATTAGGAAAAGGAGAAAACAATAATGCAGAAACCAAATAGCTACGACACAACACAGGCAGCAGGAGAATTTGAACCAATTAAGCTTGGCGGCCACAAGATGGTAATTAAGCAGGTATCAGAGCGTCAGTCAAAACCAGACGATGAGGGAAAAACTAAAAATATGCTCGTTATTCTGTTTGATTTTGCCGACGGTGACGAACAGGCTGGATATTTTATGAAGCAGTTCGAAAATGATATCCGTCCAGACAAGAAATATCCGAATGCCGGTACTAACTATATGATTATTGATGAAAACGTTGATTATGGCGTTCGCAATCTAAAGACTTTTATTACTTGCGTGGAAAAATCCAACCCTGGATTTGCAGTTAAATGGGGTGACAATTTCGGGCAGCAGTTCAAGAGTAAACTGATCGGCGGTGTCTTTGTGGTTGAAAAAGACTGGTACGATAATAGAGAAATTAATCGTCACAAGCTTGCCCGATTCCGCAGTATTGAAGGAATAAATGATGCTGATATTCCAAAAGAGCGTACTACAAAGGCCTATGACGATCATCTAAAAGAAGAAGCTATCATGGGGGCAAATCCGGCAGGAACTGATTTTATGAGTATTCCGGATGGAATTGATGAAGAACTTCCGTTCAATTAACAGGAATGAGAATATGAATTATTCGGTATATGTTCATGTTTTCCCAAATGGAAAACTGTATATTGGAGCAACGAGACAGGAACCTAAAAAAAGATGGCGTAGCGGTGGAGGATATCGCAACCAAAAAGCAATGTATGAAGCGATATTAAAATATGGTTGGGATAATATAAAACACATAGTTTTGGTATCAAATCTAAAAGAAGATATGGCTATGGAAATCGAAAAAGCGTTGATAGAAAAATATAGTACGCAAGATACTCTGTATGGATATAACACAAAAGACGGAGGACAGCATTTCGGAGAACATTCCGAACAGTTTTTAAGCAATTTAAAAGAAAGAATGTCAGGTAATACATATTGCGCTGGAAGAAAACTCTCGGAAAGCCATATTGAAGCATTAAGACAATCAAATCTTGGCACACATAGACCAAGCAAACATAAAGGCGATAAAATCCACACGAAAGAAACCAAAGAATTATTTTCAAAAAATATGAAAGAACGTTGGAAAAATCCAGAATCAAGAAAAATTTACATGAACGCAGTGAAACAAAGAAATATGTGCGGAAAAAACAATCCTATGTTCGGAAAGCATCATTCAGAAGAAACAAAGAGGAAAATAAGTCAAAAAGCAGTAGGAAGAAAACTTTCAGCAGAGAGAATAAAGAGAATGTCAGATGCGGCGTTAAAGCGTTCAGTTATACAAATGGATTTGAACGGAACAGAATTGAATAAATTTAATTCTGTTAAAGAAGCAGCAGAATCTGTTGGTGCTTTTTCGCAAAATATTGGAAGCGTTTGTTCTGGGAAACAGAAATCATGTAAAGGATTTTTATGGAGGTATGAAGATGATAATTCTGGAAGATACCAGACAGCAGATAAGGAAACATAAATTAAAACATGAGTATTTTGAGAATCATGGAATAGTGGTTAAACGAACAAAGCTTTGGGTAGGGGATTACACCTTGCCAACTGACCAAAGCATCTGTATAGACACAAAATTTTCACTTCAAGAGCTTATAAGCGATGTCTGCCAGCAACACGAAAGATTCAAAGCAGAGCTTATCAGAGCGCGTGAAGCAGGTATTCAGTTGATTATCCTATGTGAGCATGGGCCAGATATTAAATCAGTTGGTGATGTGTATTTTTGGGAGAATCCAAGAAAACACAAAGTCATCTGGAAGACAGTAAACGGTAATAGAGTAAAGACTGTAATTTCTGATAAGGCTGTTGATGGCTGCCAGTTATATAAATCTCTATGCACAATCAGAGATAAATACGGTGTTCGATTTGAATTCTGTACAAAAGAAGAGACCGGGCAGCGAATCATGGAGTTGCTGTCATGACAAAAGATGAAATCAAGCAATCAGTGAAAATGTCTGAGATTCTTTCCAGGTATGGACTAAAACCAAATAGAGCTGGTTTTATATGTTGCCCTTTTCACAAGGAAAAGTCAGCATCCTGTAAAATCTACGATGATTCCTTTTACTGCTTCGGCTGCGGAACCGGTGGCGATGTGTTTGATTTCGTGATGCAATACGAATCCGTCCCTTTTAGCACTGCATTTATCGAGCTGGGTGGTACTTATGTATCAAAAAAAGGTAAAAGCCGCAACCAGATTAGACACGAAGTGCGAGATATCAAATTAAAAAAATGTAATCCCGCTCAGGATCCTAATGAGCTTGAGCGGGTAGAAAAGAACATACTTATGTACGAAACAGCGCTAAAAACCTTCCCTCCTGGTTCAGAAGAGTGGTATATGTGCCAGTTCAACCTTGAAAAAGAAAGAAGCAGATATGAAATATTGTCAGCTAAGGCAGGAGGTGAGAAGCATTCTTGAAAATATTGAAAATTTGCAAGCAAATGATTTTATGCAGAAGCAACTGTATGAAGAACTTTTTTCAATAAAAAGTAAAATCGACCGTTCGGAAGCTAAATTTAAGTTAATGGACAGGGCGAAGAGTGTAAGAGCAAAAAGCATAGCCGAGGAATTCATAAAAGAATTCCAGAAAGCAGAACAGGACAAGGAAAAAGAAGAAAAAGCAAATCGTTCTATGCAGTTAGTTGAAAATATCACAAACTTTTATGAGGATGATATTGGAAAAGAATATCCAAACATGGCTTGTGGCAGCTGGATAGCTACAGAAAACGGAATATTTTCTTCTGAAACATCCAAGGCGAGAGAACTTGTATGCCACCATCCAATCATGCCGATACGTCGACTGAAAAATATTGAAACAGGTGAAGAACAGATCACAGTGGCTTTTAAAAGAGATGGATACTGGACAGAAATAACTGTTCCAAAAATCGACATTGTGACTTCCAGGGCGATAACTAATCTTGCAAGGTTCGGTGTGCAGGTCAACTCGGAGAATGCAAGGCTTCTTGTGAAGTATCTGGCGGACGTTGAAATGTACAATGCCGATATGATCGACATACAGCACTCTACGAGCAAGTTGGGGTGGCATGGCAATGTATTTGTACCTTACGACCTTTCGATCGTCTTTGACGGCGAATACCGCTTTAAAACACTATTCCAGAGTATACAGGAAAGTGGAGACTACTTCAAGTGGGTGACTCTGGCTAAACAGTTACGATCGTGTGGACGATTAGAACCACGAATAGCACTGGCAGCATCTTTTGCAAGTGTGCTTGTACAACCGCTTGATGCATTGCCATTCATTGTAGACTTCTACGGACAGACAGGCGGCGGCAAGACAGTAACGATCAACATAGCTGCATCTATCTGGGGAAACCCGTCGCCAGGATCCTACGTTGGGAATTTCCGGTCAACAGATACGTCATTGGAGACAAGAGCAGACATGCTTAATAACTTTCCGATGATCCTCGATGACTCTAAGAACGCTTCTCAATATATTCGGGACAACTACGAAACATTGATTTACAATCTCTGTTCCGGTAAAGGGAAAGGAAGATCAAATAAGGACCTCGGAGCAGCTAAGGAGAATACATGGAGTAATGTAACCATTTGCAACGGCGAAAATCCTATTTCAGAATTTGCGGATTCCGGTGGAGCAATCAACAGAATTATTGAAATTGAGTGCTGCGAAGATATTTATGAGAATCCAGCAGAAATTAATAGCACTGTAATGAAAAATTATGGCTTTGCTGGAAGAGTATTTGTTGGAAATCTTAAAAAATTTACACCGGATGAGCTAAAAGAAATGAAGTCTGAGATTGAAAAGGGTTTTGATGGATATAATTTTCCGGCAAAACAGGTAATGGCTATATCTACTCTTCTGTTGGCGGATAAATTAGCTACAGATTTCATATTTAAGGATGGATGTGAACTTACAGTTGAGGACGTTGTGGACATACCTACGCGCAAGAAGGATGTATCAGAGGGTCAACGATGCTATGAATTTATCATTGAAAGCCTTTCAGTATACGGACAGCACTTTGATGCACAATTCAGCTGTGATCAGTGGGGATTCAAAGAGACACCAGATGAGTATGGAGACGTATATGTGTATTTTTATCCAAAGCCTCTTGAAAATCTCCTAAAGAACAACGGATTCTCCAGAAAAGCCTTTTCAGCATGGGCGATTAGTCGAGAATTAATTAAGCATACGGGAAAAAGGGATACGGTAATAAAAAGAGATGGGGGAAGTGTAATGAGACTTGTTGCTGTAAAGATTATTGATATAAAAGATCTTGAAGACGAACAGGAAAATGAGCATGTTGAAGCTGATTTTATACCTGCCAATACTGGAACAAGTGTTCCGTTTTCATGATTTGTAACCATGTAACCATGTAACCCGCGGAAAAGCATGTGTATAGGGAATAAAAAAATATATAAAAAAAACATATATACATTGCAATCTCCTATAGGAAAACCTTGGTTACATTGGTTACACGGTTACACAACTCTGAAACCCGCATAAAATAAGGGTTTGCGGTGTAACCAAGGTGGTTGAAAAGTTGGTTACACATTGGTTACAAAAATAAAATGATTACACAAATTAAAAAATAAAATTAAATTGCATGAAAATTCAGATTGTTACAATTGGTTACTAAGGCATAAGGAGTGGTTACAAAAATGGAAAAAGAGAAGCTTAATAAAAAACAGCGGTACGCATTGGACACAATGTTGTCTGGCAGTAATGTTTTCCTTACAGGAGATGCAGGAACAGGTAAAACAACGGTTATCCAAACGTTTATTGATGAAGCGGAAAAAGCTGGTAAAAGTGTTCTGGTATCTGCTACTACCGGAATAGCTGCGGACAATATCGGATACGGAGCGACTACCGTGCATCGTGCATTGAATATCTCAATCAAATTTGAGGACTACAAGAAAAAAGTGAAATCCAGAGCTGAACTGTTGGAGGAAGCGGATATCCTTATTATTGACGAAATCAGTATGTGCCGGTTTGATCTGTTTAATATGATTGCGAAGATAATCATCACGGAGAACGAAGAAAGAGCCGTTGGCAGACTTCTGGGTGGAGAGGATAAAGAAGACATTCAGCTTATCGTAATCGGGGATTTCTACCAGCTTCCACCAGTTATCACGACAGATGATCGTAAAATCCTCTGCCGGATGTATGGATCTGATTATGGAAAGGGTGGAAAGTACGAACACGGATATGCTTTCATGTCTGAATACTGGAAAGAAATGGGGTTTGAATATATCAAACTTGATGAGGTATGCAGGCAGAATGATGAGGGATTTAAGTATGTGCTGAATGATATTAAATATGGCAATAATATTAGAAAATCCATTGCATATCTGGAGAATAACGAATCAGACAAGGTTATACCAGAAGCACCGTTTCTGGTCGGAACAAATGCTGAAGCTGATCGGATTAATAATACTTTTCTCGGAAAACTGGATAAAAAGACCGAAAAAGTGTTTCATGCAGCAGTTGACGGAGATCTGACATCTGCCGATATCAAGAACATTGCATTTGCCAGAGAGGACTTAATTCTTAACATCGGTGCAAAAGTGATGATTACAGTCAATGATCTGTCTGGAAACTACGTCAATGGAACGATTGGCATTATTCAGAAAATTGTGGACAACGGAGAATTTGAAGAATCCTATCTGGTTATCAAGACTGATAAGGGCAAAACAGTTAACTTGTACAGATACAGTAAAGACATTGAGAAACAGGTTATTGAGGAATCTGAACAAGAAAAGGATGGTCAGAAGATCGTGAAAGAGAAGATTGTCCGTAAGAAAGTTGGATCATTCTCTCAGTTCCCGGTAAAACTTGCCTGGGCAATCAGTATTCATAAATCACAGGGACAGACATTTGAAAAGATTAATATTGATCCTTGTTGTTGGGATCCTGGACAGTTCTATGTAGCTGTTTCCCGGGCGAAATCCGCTAATGGCATACATTTTATCAGACCGATAAAACAGAGCTATATAAAGGCGTTTAGCAAAGATAACGAGCGACTTCTTGAACAGAGTTTTGAGGTAGAAGAAGGTGTATAAGTATGAGAGTGACGCATGAGCAGATACCGAACACCATAAAGTTTTTACAAATCGACTTTCCGGCACTGGTCCTTCAGACTGCCGGAATAGAAGAAAAGGACGAATACTGGCAGCAGGTAGTTGAGCAGATACACGTTGTATCAGACAAATATAATAAAAACGGCTTTGTGGATCACATGCTTACAGCCTATGCGGATTATCTGGACAGGATGCATAAGAAAGCTAAAAATCTGAACAAGGAGAAAACCAATGAACAAAATGAAGGAGTATGAGCGAGGAAGAGAGGACAGTCTTGACCTGGCACTCAGAATTGTTAGAGATGGCGGTATAGAAGCGCTTGAGAGGGAAATAAAATTCCGGGGCATTACAGGAGTACATACCTCTTTAGCCAGTAAAAACCTGGATAAAGCTGCACAGAAGATCAAAGAAATGACACTTGATACATTTACAATCTTTGAGATTCCGCATTAACGATTAAGTGAGGTGTTATTGATGGGAAAATACAATACAGAGCGCAAACATAAAGAGGGACAGAAGATGTATAAAGCGGTATATCATTTTATCCTGAAATATTACCGCAAACACCACTATATGCCGTCTACAAGAAATATTGCAGATGGATTAGACATTTCAATGACTACTGCCAGAAAACACTTTAATTTGCTCTTAGACAACGGATTGCTTGTTAGTGAGGATCCGACAGAGCAGAGGGCGTATAGATTGAGTTATTCAAAGGTAGTGGAATAAACGAAAGAAATGCGTAATTTAATTATAGATTACTTTGCTGGTGGTGAAGGAAAACCAGAAAGAAAGAGTGTTAACAACAGGAGGTACAAAGAATGAAGTTTCTGGACTTTTTCGCAGGCATCGGAGGATTCCGAAGGGGGATGGAACTAGCGGGGCATGAGTGCATTGGCTTTTGCGAATTTGATAAATTTGCTACTGCGAGTTACATCTCAATGCACTTACTGACAGAAGAACAGCGAAAGGCATTGGAAGATATTCCTATCAAGAAAAGACAGAAAGAAATATTAAAGGAGGAATACAGAAATGGAGAATGGTACGCAAATGACATTAGAAGAGTGTATGCCGGAGACATTCCAAAAGCCGACTGCTGGTGCTTCGGATTCCCTTGTCAGGACATATCCGTTGCAGGAAAGCAAGCCGGATTTCAAGGAAACCGTTCAAGCCTGTTTTTCAGAGTTATGTACCTTGTCGGACAACTCAAAGAAGAAGATAAACCCACTTACCTTTTCATTGAGAACGTTAAAAATCTGCTTAGTGTTAATGGAGGATGGGATTTCGCCAGACTGCTCATTGAAATGGAGCAGTGGGGGTATGATGCAGAATGGCAGGTGCTCAACTCCAAAGATTTCGGAGTACCGCAAAACCGGGAAAGATGTTTCATTATCGGACATCTTAGAGGGAGAAGTACCTCAAAAATATTTCCTATCGAAGGAACAGACGGAAAAAATAGTGTTTCGTTAAATCTTTTTGGTTGTCTTAATGGTAGAAATTCACAAAGAGAAAGGGTTTATGACAGTGGTGGACTTTCACCAACAATAAGCATGGTACCCGGAGGAAATACAGAACCTAAAACAGCAATTCCAGTATTAACACCAGACAAAGCAGAGAAACGTCAAAACGGAAGAAGGTTCAAAGATGATGGAGAGCCGATGTTCACATTGACATCTCAAGACAGACATGGAGTTGCGATTGATCCACTTGGAGTTCTGCGCAATGTTCGCACAGAATATGGGAAAGAAATTCGTAAAGATTACGAAAGTGGAAAACTTAATATTTCCAGACATGAATTTCTTGCTAATGAAATCAGAGAAGATGGAATTGCAAATACATTGTCTACAGTCCAGAAAGATAATCAGCTTTCAGTAAAAGTAGCAGAAGCAACTAAGCAAGGATATTCAGAGTGCAGAGTTGGTGTTGATACTGTGAATCTATCAGTTCCAGGTAGTAAGACAAGAAGAGGAAGAGTTGGGAAAGAGATTGCAAACACACTAGACACAAGCTGCAATCAAGGGATATTTGTTCAAGTGTCGGAAGAATTGGTTGTATATGCTGTCTGGTATGAAAAATATCAGTGTTACATAGCAATCCGGAAGCTAACACCGTGTGAATGCTTTAGGCTGCAAGGTTGGTCTGATGATTATTTCGAAAAAGCACAGTTCGTAAATTCCGACAGCCAGTTATACAAACAGGCAGGAAACGGCGTAACAGTGACAGTTATAGAGACTATAGCAAGAAAAATGAACGTAAATCCAAATTGATGGTATGCCAGTTGCTTACATGGGGAAAGTGAGGATAAAAATGAAAAATAATAATTACACTTCTTTTTTCAAACCAAAGCCAAAGAAAGTAGAAAGATATATTCGTTGCAGAAAATGTGGCGGAAACATGGAATGGATCGAATACTATCCGCTGGAAATCAAATGTCCGAAGTGTGGATATACAGTATATCCAAAACCTTATGAGCCAGATTGCATCAAACTACCAGAAACATTTGAAGAATATTTTGAATTATATGAGAAAGTGAGGACACAAAATGTTAATCAGAAGTCAGGATAAAGAAACATTAATCAATTTCAACAATTCAATCGTAATTGATATCATGGATAATATTAAAGGGGGAGTGAAGATGGTCTGCTCATATTCATGCGATGATTATGTTATCGGGAATTATTCCACCAAAGCAAAAGCCATGAAAGTACTGGATATGATTCAGGAAGCCTATGGAGATTCGGAATACACAAAATATGTAATTCCAGAAGTATGTAGGATATTAAGTATGCAGCCAAAAACGGAAGAAAGCAAAGCACATGCAGGAGAACTTGGAGAAATGCTCAAAAAAGGAATGACGTTCCAGATGCCAGAAGATGGGAGCGTGATTGTAAAGGTGGTGGAGCTGAATGAGAGAAATTCTTTTCAAGGGAAAACGGATTGATAACGGCGAATGGGTTGAGGGATATTATACGGAAAGCAAGGGCAAGACATTCATTGGAATTGATATATCCATTGGCATTGATGATATATTTGAGGTTTTTTGTACTCCTGTAATTAGGTGGCTTGAAGTCGATCCAGAAACCCTCTGCCAGTTCACGGGGGAGACTGACAAGAACGGTAAGAGGATCTGGGAGAACAATGTTGTTTGGCTTGTTTATAATGGTGAAGAACATATTTATCAGATAGTTTGGGATAACTCTGAATTAGATTTTAAAGCGACCAATGGTGAAGAAAATTACGGATCGAATTTTGAATATTTACTATGTTGCGATGAAATTGAAGTTATTGGAAACATTTTTGATAATCCAGAATTATTACAGGAGAACCATGAAAGAGCAGATAGAACTCATTGACTATCTAAAAAGCATAGAACAGCCAAAAGCAAAATTTTCGTGTGAAGATTGCTATTGCAAAGAATGTCTGTACTGGTGGTCTTCCAGGTGCCCTTATGGGATATGTTGGGACGATCACCGGGCAGAAGTTAATCCATACAACAAGGCATTTCCAGATAATCCACCAAGAACAGCTTGGAGCAACTGGAACAAACGCGGCGAACAGGAACATTGGTGCAGAGGCGGAGTATTTTATCCAGAACGGAAATGCAAGCATTACGTCAAATACGAAGGTCAGACCATTGAAGAATGTGTGGATGCAAATATAGCAGTATTCCAAGATGGATATGTGCAATGCAGTTTAAAAGAAGCAATAGGCTGTGATGCCTGTATTGCTCGAGCAGAAGGGCAGAAGATAAATGAATACGCTTGTGAATACATGACCGATACAGGCTGCGAGCGAATGTTCACAGCAAAGAGCATGATTCTGGATGCGATTCCGGCGGGCGAAGACATAGAACTTTGCACAGAACAGTGCTGTATCGGTTGTAATAGGACGTGTGGATATAGATGCGGTCAAGGAATAGCAAAGAGAAAATAACGATAAGGAGAGGTGAAGTAGATGGAGAGATTAACAGATTATTCAGACGATGAATGCACATATATCATTGGCGTTGGGAATAAAACTTGCGAAGAATTTTGTAAAAACGCAGTAGATGGATGCAAGAATTGCTATATCCAACAAGTGTTTAAAAAACTTGCTGACTATGAAGACTTGGAAGACCAGGGCTTGCTTGTGAGGTTACCGTGTCCTATTGGTACAACTGTATGGGATATATACGGAATGGATATTCGAGAAAACGTGGTAAGCGGAATTGAATGCGGCAAAGATGGTAAACAGTTTTTGTGGGCAAACCATGATGAATGGATCGGAGAATTAAATGTTTTGGTATTCCTCACCCGTGAGGAAGCTGAGAAAAAACTGGAGGAGATGAAAGCTAATGATTAAAGTACTGAATACCATTAATACTAGACTGATTCCTATATCGGTTTTACAGGATGTAAAAAGTAGAATCTCTGATTGGCTTGCATCCGGCGGGAAAGAAACCGATCCTTACATTCAGCGGCAAATTGATTATCTGGAAGCTGTTGAAAAAGCAGCATTGGATGAGAAAAATATCGTATAAGTGGAATTGGAGGAGATTCAAAATGACAAGACCTGAGATTACAGCAAAACTATCAGCAATGATCGAAAAGAAAATCAATCCTCACAATGATCCACGTATTTATTGGGCTAAGGAAGTGACATTCGATTATTCAACAGATCATGCGGCAAGGGTGGATTATATGCGGTTCGTTCCGGTGAATAATAGCGTGTCCGGAATAGAAAAAGGTGACTGCTATTGTTATGAGGTTAAATCATCAGCTGAAGATTTTCACTCTGGTCATGGGCTGAATTTTGTTGGCGATTATAACTATCTAGTTATGCCGGCAGATGTATGCGCTGCGGTATCCATTGAAATTCCACATTATGTAGGAATATATGTACCAGAAGCAAATGATCTTACATGCATCAAAAAAGCAAAGCGAAGAAATCGGACAAGGCCTGTATCTGAAATACTCTTGATGATGTTCCGGTCTGCGAATAGGGATTATAGAAAAGCAGTAAAACAGTTGGAGGAGATGCAGAATGGCAAGTAAAACTATCAAAACAATGGGTGTTACCCCTGTTACAAATATCATTTACTATGGAAATGTAAACGAAGAAAAAGGTTTATGGGTAGGTGAGAGAAAAGACGTAACCGATATAGCAATCGCCTCTGTATTTAAATGGTTCAAGAATCAAATGGATGGAAAAGAAGAGTTTGAGATCTCATACCCAGATGTTCCAGGGTTTAAGTTGAAGATGGTAAGAGAGGAAATAAAAAAAGAATGATTGATAGTTTAATAGCATTTACATTTGGAATAATATTCGGAGTATTTGGCACTATTTACTTGATTACACATTTTGGTGGCAAGCGTAAATAGCAATAAAAAGGCGGTGATGATATGCGTACCAGGCAAAAGTCACTTGTTGATTTTGGTGTATATCCGGAGGACGTTAACCGTTTAAAGGATATATGCCAGAAAGCTACACCAGAGCAGAGACACGATATTTTACACTGCTGCATAAGCTCTTGCCCTCCAGGGATTGAACTTCTGGTGTACGAATCTATTGTAACAAACAAATCTTATGATCGTATTATGAAGACAAAGTACATACCGGCAAAGCGAGATGATTTCTATGCATACAAGCGCAAGGCAATGGCTATGTTTTACGATACTCTAAGAAAACTAAGAGAAATATAATACTACAATTAATATTAAAATGTGGGGACAAATTTTTCTGCCATGTATGGTAATATAGTATATATCTATAACTATGTACCGTATGTGGCAGAATTTTTGTTTGGAGGTGAGAACGTGGGAAAACAGGTAGGAAGACCACCAATATATAAGACGGTGAACGAAATTGAAGAAAAAATTGACACATATTTCAAAGAATGTGAAGGTGAAATATTAAAAGATGATAATGGAAAAACTGTATTGAATAAATTTGGAAATCCGGTGGTTATTAATCGAAAGCCTCCAACAGTAACTGGTTTAGCTCTTGCATTAGGATTTACAAGTAGATTGGATTTATTAAGATATCAAGGAAAAGAGGAATTTTGTAACACGATAACGCGCGCGAAGAGTATGGTAGAGCAGTACGCAGAGGAAAGATTGTTTGATCGTGACGGTTCCAATGGTGCTCAGTTTAGCCTTAGAAACAACTTCAAGGGTTGGGACGCTGACAAGAAAAATGATGATTTAGGAGACGGAAAGATTACGATTGTGAACAATATTCCAAGACCGGAGAAACAGGATGGAAAGTAACGCTATCAAACTGAATGAGATTGTGGCACCAGCATTTTACAATGTGTTTTGGGATATTTTAGATGGTAAACACACTTACTATGATCTGTACGGTGGACGTGGATCCACAAAATCATCTTTTGTAGGCGGCATGATTCCGTTTCAGATGATGCAGGATGCAGAGAATGGCTTAATGTCAAATGCTGTAATCTTTCGGAAAGTCGGTAATACGCTCAGAGAATCCGTGTATGAACAGATCGCATGGGGAATTGATGCGCTTGGAGCAAGTGATTTATGGGCTGACAGTTTAAGTCCTATGCAATATGTGTATAAGCCAACAGGACAAAAGATCATATTCAGAGGACTGGATAAAGCTAAGAAAACAAAGTCCATAAAAGTAAAAAAAGGATATTTCAAGTACCTTTGGTTTGAGGAGCTTGATGAGTTTGCCGGAATTGAAGAAATCCGTACAGTTCAACAGTCTGTACTTCGTGGTGGAAGCAAATTTGAAGTATTTAAGACATTTAATCCACCGATCAGCCGGAGCAACTGGGCGAACGTGTATGTGGAGGAACCGAGAGTTGACAGCTACAGACACAAGAGCGATTATAGATCAGTTCCTGTTGAATGGCTTGGTCAGCAATTTATTGATGATGCAGAGCATCTGAAGAAAACAAATCAGAGAGCTTACGACCATGAATATCTCGGTCTTCCTGTTGGACTTGGAACAAATATTTTCGAACTGTTAGAAATTCGAAAAATTACAGATGAAGAGATTCAGAGCTTTCAAAGTATCTACCAGGGACAGGACTGGGGGTGGTATCCAGATCCTAAAGCATTTCTCCGTGTAGCTTATGTTCCTAATCAGGAAAAAGTTTTTTTATTAGACGAACTTGGAGGCTCCAAGATAAGAAACAAGGAAATGGCTAACCAGATAAAGAAAAAAGGATATGATGATTATTCAATATCTTGCGGAGTTGATGAAGAAGAAAGTATTATTGACTTCCGAGATGCAGGGCTTCCAGCACGTAGGGCCATTGTTACACCGGGAAGCCGCAAATATACTTTTGAGTGGTTACAGTGCCGAACATTAGTCATTGATCCGGCAAGAACGCCTAGAGCATACAAGGAAATTATCAATTATGAACATGAAGTAGATAGCAATGGAGAAGTGATTGCAGATTATCCAGATGGAAACGATCACTGGATAGATTCTCTCAGATACGCAACCAGTCCATTGTCCATGAGAAGGGGGCACAGTGCATAATGTGTAAATTTTGTGATAATTTAGCTTCCTGCAAAGAATACTATGATAATCCAGAATGTAAGAAGAACAAATATATATACGGCTGTATGTTGTACATGTACATGAAAGACCGAAAAGGAAGCATTACTTCCAGACCGTTTGATCTTAATTATTGTCCGACGTGTGGAAAGAAGATTGCGATAGGTGACTAAATGGGACTAATAACAACACTAAAAAGGTGGTTTAACATGATTTTTAAAAAGCAAGCCGAAGAGGACTTTAACATCCAGGCGGCAGAATTTCCAGAAATGGAATCACTGATTAATAAATGTGCAAACATATATCGAGGCGTTCCATACTGGTTAGATGATAAAAATAACATCAAGACGATTAATTTTGCAAAATCCGTCTGCTCAGAAACAGCACGGCTCGCAACATTGGCGATTGGTATTCAGATAGACGGCTCTGCAAGGGCTACGTGGTTGCAGGAGCAGATTGACAAGGTATACTTCCAGATTCGGCACTGGGTGGAATATGGCTGCGCTTACGGAACCGTGTTCATTAAGCCGAACGGCGAGAGCCTTGACGTATTCACTCCGGCAGACGTGATGATTGTGGATTATGATAATCAGGAAATCAAAGGGATTATATTCAAGGATTCTTACACTGTTGGACGGAAATACTACACAAGGCTCGAATATCATAGATTTGTCGAGACCACCGTGGACGGAGTGACAACCTATCCGTACTACGTTTCTAATAGAGCCTATGTATCAAAATCACCTCAGAGCATCGGTGATAAGATTGACCTTAAACAGACTAAGTGGGCTGACCTCATGGCAGATACGCCGCCGATACTCAAGGCAAATGGTGAGAAGCTGGACGGACCTTTGTATGGAGTACTGCTGACACCGCAGGCAAATAATGTAGATATTAGCACACCACTTGGGCTTCCAATATTTGCAGAAGCTATCGAAGAGCTGAAAGATCTGGACATTGCATATAGCAGGAACGCAAAAGAAATCCTTGATTCTAAGCGGACTGTTCTAGCAGATGACAGATTGTTGATGCCAAGTGGCTCGCCTGTTTCCGCTATGACGCCACAGGCAATGGAACACAGATGCTCAGAAATGAGTTTGCCAGATTATGTGAAAAACGTATTCGGACAGGATGAAAAAGAGTTCTATCAAGAAATCAATCCGATTCTCAACACAGATACCCGTATAAGCGGCATAAATGCCCTTTTAAGCCAGTTAGGGTACAAGATTGGATTCTCCAACGGGTACTTTGTATTTAACGAATCCAGCGGCATTCAGACAGCTACAGGAGTAGAAGCAGAACAGCAGAGGACAGTGCAGTTCATTAAGGATGTAAGGGATAAACTGGAATCCTGTCTGAACGAAGTTATTTACGCATTGAACGTTTATGCTGATCTGTACGGACTTGCACCTGTCGGAGCTTATGAAGTCAATTATGATTTTGGAGACATCCTCTATGTCAGAGAAAACGACCGTGCGAGATGGTGGCAGTATGTGACCACTGGAAAGGTTCCGGCATGGATGTATTTCGTGAAATTTGAAGGAATGACGAAAGAAGAAGCTGTGGCAATGCAAAAAGAAGCAGAAAGTACACAAGAAAAAGGATTATTTGATGATGAATAAAAAAAGAGGGATTTAAATGCGGAAAACAAAGCAAGTGGATTATTCGGGGAATAGCCTATGAAGATCAATAATCATGTTGGAAATGTACATATCAAATTCGATACAAAGAGAATTGATGCTAATTTGAAAGAAGCACAAACGAAACTGAATATGCAGATTGTAGCGGACTGCGAGCCTTATGTACCTTTTCAGCAAGGAGCATTGAGAAGTAGCGTAAGATATCCGCAGGGAATTGATGGCGGAGAGATTGAATATGATACTCCTTACGCTCATTATCTGTACACGGGCGAGGTATATGGTCCGAATATTCCGCTCAAGGATGCACAAGGCAATATTATCGGATGGACATCTCCACCTAAAAAATCACCCACAGGAAGAAGATTACAATATCATACACCAGGGACGTCTGACCATTGGTTTGAGCGTGCTAAGCAGGAACATCTATCTGATTGGGTGAGGCTTGTAAAAGAAACGGCAGGTGGTAAATAATGCTTCCTCCAGAGTATTTCCACGGAAAAGAAAAAAAGATCCTTGCAATTTATCAAGAACTAGAAGATTTTATAATGACGGACATTTCCAGGCGTATTCTCCAGACTGGCGGTATGACCGCCACAGCTGATCGGCTCATTTGGAAGCTCACGCAAATGGGAGAAAGCAGAGTTGCCATTGAACAGAAACTGCAGAAGCTTACAAAAATGACACAGCCAGAGCTTAGACGGATTCTGCGAAATGCCGTGATGACTTCCTGGGACAATGATAAAGATATCCTTTTAGGGATTGATGAGAATATAAGTCCACCATTGGAGAATCCAGAAGTGATAGCGGTGATGGATGCAGAGTTTAAAAAGACATTGGGAGAGCTTAGCAACCTGAGCAGGACAACCATAAATCAATCTCAACGTGATCTAATTAATCTGCTGGACAAAGCCGAAATCCGTGTTGCTTCCGGTGTGCAATCCTATACCACTGCAATTTGTGATGTGTTGGACAATTATGCACAAAAAGGAATCATGGTGGATTATCCAACAAGCGGTGCAAAAAGAACCCTTGAAGCATCTGTGAGGTGTTGCGTGGTAACAAGTATGAATCAAACGGCGGCACAGGTAACGAATCAGTACATTGCACAGGCAAAGACAAATTATGTCCTTGTATCAGCCCATCTGGGAGCCAGAACAGCACAGAAAGGACAGCCTCCTTGCGGAGATCATTCGTCCTGGCAAGGAAAGCCTTACTCAATAGTTGGATCAGAACCGGGGTATCCTAATCTTTTTGATAGTACCGGCTACGATATCAATCCGAACACTGGACAGGGGACTGTTCGGGATCTACATGGTCTTCATGGTTACAATTGCCGCCACAGTCACCAGCCATGGGCGAAAGGACTGAGGAATCCATGGGCGGACGAACACAAAATTGATTCTGAAAAGAATAAGAAAATCTACGAAGATACCAAGAAGCAGCGAGCAATGGAACGCTCTATTAGAGCGACTAAACGCCAGCTGATAATGAAGAACGAAGAAATCAACTCAGACGATGTACCAGACTCTGAAAAAGAAAAACTTAGATCAGAATATGATCGAATGGCTTTTAAGCTGACTGAACAGAATAAGGAGTATAATAAATTCTGTGAGGAAAACAATCTTGTAGCACAATATTACCGCAACAAGGTAGCAGACTTTGGATATAAGCAGCAGTCCAGGGCAAATGCCGGGGCAAAAAGATTTATGAGAGCAAAGTGAGGTAACTATGGATAGATGGGTGTATTTCAATCCAAATCCGGTAAGAGGACAGCGCGTAGGCGACTGTGCTGTCCGGGCAATATGTAAGGCTTTAGACCTTGACTGGGAAACGGTGTTTACCGGATTGATGGTACAAGCGTGTGCCTTATCAGATATGCCGAGTGCAAATTACGTATGGGGTTCATACCTGGCAAAGCAAGGATTCCATAGAAAGCTAGTGGAGCAGTCGGAGAGGTATATTTATACAGTCAATGATTTCTGCGCAGATCATCCTACTGGTACATACATTCTTTGCATAGATGGCCATGTGGTGACGGTACAAGATGGCAAATATTACGATACATGGGATAGCGGTAATGAGGTCCCGGTATATTACTGGGAAAGGAGCTTATAAAAATGAGCATACAGGAATTTATCCAATTTTTTCTTTCAATTTGTGGAGGGGTATCAATTGTTGGAGGGGCAGCAGCTGTTATTTTTAAATGGATTGCTCCGGCATTCAGGCTTAATAAACGAGTGGAAATCCTGGAAGACCATGATAAAAGAGATTTTGAAACGTTAAAGAGAATAGCTGAGAGAGATTCCCTTATCCTGGAGGTCTTGTCAACCATGCTAGACAGTCAGATCAACGGGGACAACGTCGAGGAATTAAAAAAAACAAAACAGAAGCTTACAAATTATCTTGCACAGAATCAGCGTTAATTGCATTAATAAGAGGTATGCTCATGAAATTATATGTGTTCACTAAGAAAGATATAGACAGGTTCTTGATAGAGTGTAATTTCACACCGGATGAAGAAAGATTGTTCCGGTTGAGATGTAAGGAATACACTCTTGAATACTGCGCTGAACAGATGAACGTGAGTATATCCACGGCGAAACGATTAAGCCGCCGGGTGAATAATAAAATAATCAAAGTGTGCTGATACTTTTTGGACACTAATTAGAGCCAGAAACGAACTGTTTCCGGTTCTTTTT